CGCTTCGTGCGCTCCGCGGCCAGGTGCTCCCGGAATAGCTCGAGCTCGCGCAATCACGGACCCCCTTGTGGCGCCGGCTGCTGCTGCGGCGGGCCCTGTGCCGGCGGCGCTCCGGGTGGCGGCGACATTCCCGGAGGCGGCGCGGGCGGCGACGATGGCATGCCGAAGAACTGCGGTGGCTGCGGCGGCTGACCCATCAGCGCCACCATGTCGTAGCGGTTCCGGACCTCGAACGCCTTGCGCACGGCTTCGAAGATGAAGGCGTAGTTCTGCTGCATCGCGGGCACCGCGTTCGGCAGCTGAACGAGCGCGTCGGCCTCGCTGATTCGCTGCTGGGTGCTCGTGAACTTCAGGTCTGCGCTGATTTCCACATCGTAGGGGCGGTCGTACATCTCGCGGCCCACCTCGAAGCGCTGGCGCCCAATCTGCCCAAGCATCGGGTCGTGGTTGTTCACGCTGAAGAACTCTGAATCCTCCAGGAAGATGGAGTTGAGGATGGCGTTGTTCACGAGCACGTTCGTGAGCGCGTCGGCGAACTTGCCGGTCGGGACGCTCAGCATCTTGGTCGCCTGCTCGATGCGCGCGCTGATGCCGCCCATGGTCTCCCCGCTCTTGCCGGGCTCGCCGCTCAGCACCTCTGGCGTGTTGCTGACCGAGTTGCCGAACCGGGAGAACATCTCGATGAGGCTCAGCAGCTGCGGGTTCGCCTCACCGAAATCGAGCGGCATGATTTCCTTGGCCAGGTCCGTAACGCCTTCGAGCTTGTGGACCTTGCCGGGCGCCACCTCCAGCCTGTCCGGCAAGCGAGAGTTGCCGGTGGCAAGGAACTGCTTGAAGTTCGCGAGCGCGCCCTGGTCGAAGAACATCGAGAGGGCGATGTTCGCCGCCTTGTTGTGGGGCACCAGAATCGCGCCAGTACCGAGCCCCAGGATGCCCTGCATCGGCTCGATGTTGACAAAGTGTGTGAACATCCGGATGGGCATGGTCTCTGGAGGCCGCGGCTGAGCCTGCGGGTCGCCCTGCATCCAATCGGGCATGGGCGGCATCGGCGGGGGCTGCATCTCCTCGACCGAGAGCGCCATGGCCACGGCCTGAGCTGGACCGTCTCCGTCCGGCGGCAACTCGTGAGCGAGCGCGATGGCGCTCATCTTGGCGGCCTCGCGCTCCTGCAGAAAGGCCTGCTGCTCCTGCATGGCGGCCTGCCACTGCTGGAGCTGCTGCATCTCGAACTCGAAGCGCCGCTTGTCGTACGGGTCCGTGCGCTCGAAGATGCTGAGCGACACGATGACTCGCGTGCCCCGGTCGATGATGACCTGGCAGTATCGGTCCGCGGTCTCGCGCTTCTCCCCGTCTGGTCCCGTCTCGGTCGACGGCGGCAGATTGAGCCAGCCCTCGAACTGAACGAGCTCGTACTGGCCGCGCTGGTAGGAGCCCTGGTCGACGCCCATGGTCTTGTCCACGGCTTCGCGCAGCGGGTTGTCGGCGTCGCTCTCGTCGTACTCGATGGGCTGGCGCTTCAGGACCAGGTCCACGTCCTCCCAGCCGCTCCGCTTCTTCTTTTTGCGGAGCTGGTGAGCGGACATGCGCACGAGCTTCGCCACCCACTCCACGTCCGAGTAGTCCGGCATCATCGAGGAGTGGGAGTTGGCGCAGACGAAATCGCTCGTGAGCAGCATCTCGTGCCTGTTGCATCTCCGCTCGTCGTCCCAGAAGCTATGACAGGTCACGTCACCGAAGAGGGCGAACGCGAGCAGGCCTTTGTGCATCTGGCGCTTGAAGTCTGGGATTCGCTTCCGGAGCTGCCAGTTGCCGTGCAGCGCGAGCAGCTTGGCCGTGTTCTCGTCGTCGGGTCCGATGGGGGTCACGCCGAAGACGTTGGTCCAGTTGCCGAACAGCTCGTGACTCTGGCGCGCCGTCATCCGCTGGATGTTCTCCATCAGGATGGGAACGTGTGAATTGGAGAGGTCCTTGAACTGCGGCCCCTTCGGATCGAGCGTGCCGGCGAAAAGCTTCCAGGCCTCTGCATCTTGCTTTCGCCGCTGCTCGGTCGCGTCCCATGCGTTCTTGAACTCGGTCAGGCAGAACTCGCTGATGCTCTTCAGCGCACGGCGGCCCTCCTGGTGCGCCTTGAACGTCTCGACCAGGTTCAGCGCCTCTTCGTCGTACGCGAACGGCTCATCAGCTTTGCGGTCCTGGCCAACGTCGAAAACGTCCTCTTCTTCGCGCTCTGAAGTTTGCTCAGCCATAAATCAGCTTCCGTATCCAAACCCGCTCGCTCGGGGCAGAGCAGGCTCATCGTCCTCTCGGTCCATGCGGTCGAACTCGTGCAGGTCCATGGCGATGCTGCCGCGCCCTCGGGATGCGCGCGCTGCCGCATATGCGTGCATGTCGAACCAGTGCTTGAGCGGGCTCTTCTTGTCGGGCACCGTCGAATCGTTCTCGTCGACGGCAATCGAGGCAAACATCTCTCGACTCTTTTTGCAGCTCTCGAACAGCATCAGACCCGGCGGGCTGTTCTGGTCGTGGTCACGCAGTCGCTCGACGATGCGCTCGGCATTGCGCGCGATGGAGGCCTTGTCCGCCGGCTGCCAGTAGATGCCCTTCTCGGCAAACACGCTCGCCTTGCTCTTGCCCGAGTCGCCGCGCTCCTCCCAGAGCTGGGTATCGGCAACGGCCGTGAGTAGACGACTCTTCTTCTGGCGCTCGTCCCAGAACCCGAACTGACGCTCGATGTCGATGATGCGCTCGGCCACCTCCGCATCGCGCATCATCTTGAAGTTGAACTCGTAGAACTGATAGAGGTTCTCGTCCGGGTCGAGCGCGAACCAGCCGCACGTGCCGGGAGCCTTGTAGCCCCAGTCCATCGCGCGGAACTTGGGCCAATCGCGCGGAATCTTGAACGGCGCGATGACGTGCACGCCCGGGTTCCAGTCGTCTTCGAAGAACCCGCCCTCCATGCTGTTCCAGTCGCCGTAGAGGTAACGGGCGCGCATGTGCGCGGGCTTGGAGAGGAGCTTGAATTTGTACTGCTGAACGAAGGCCTTGTCCGGGTTGTCGTCAAGCTTCGCCGGCAGGAAGAGCATGGTCTTCCACTTGGTCTCACCGGTTTCAGGGTCCACGACCTTCTTGCGCAGGATCGTGTTCCCCTCGGGACAGGGGTCGACGAAGGTTTCCTTTAGCCAGCCCGGCGCGGGGTTGCTCATGAGGCGGGTGCGTAGCAGCAGGCCCAGGATGGGGTCCGCCGAGCGCACGCGGCCGTCTAGCTCTTCGTACTGCTTGTAGGTGAATTGGTAGGCCTCATCCAGACCCAGCCAGGTGTACTGCTTTGAGAGGTAGTCCTCGTGCGAGTTCTCTTCGCGGCAGTGTCCGAAGGTGTACTTAAACCCGCTCGAGAACGTCCAGCGGTGGTCCTCCTTGGAGTAGCTAGCTCCCGGGTCGAACTTCGGGAACATGCGCAGTGACCGGTCGATGGTCTCCTTGATTTGAGGCATGGTCCGGCGCATGTGCAGCGCGTGACCCTCGCTCTCGCCTGCGCGGATTGGGTACTGCCGGCAGAGCTCGGCGAGCCAGGGCGGGAACTGATCGAGGAGCTGACCCGTCATGCGCGCGTGCTCGACCACGGCCTGGCTGATGAGTGGGTCGAACAGCAGCGCGAGGCTCTTGCCTGGTCCAGCGGAGCCTCCGCCCATGACCTGGTCTGCGGTCGCCTCATGGAACCGCAGCGACCAGGGGCTGGGCGCGTAGAGTGACCTGTCGAACTGCATCAGCGCGCCTTTTTCGCGTCTCGCTTGCGCAGGAACTTGGTCGCCTTCTCGTCACGCCACGCGCGGAACTGGATCTTCTTTCCGCCACCGTGCCACGAAGGGACTAAGCGGAACTCCATCTTGTGGACGAGGCCGCAATCGCAGCAGCCCAGCCCGTAGTACTTGCGGCGCGGCGTTACCCACTCGGCGGCGCCGACGGTCGGGTAGAGCTTGCGCCGACTCACTTCCGACCTCCCAAGTACTCGACCACCACCCGCACGAGCCCCTCGTCGAACGGCACGGCTCCGAGGTCGATGGGCTCCCACAGCCGGTTCGGTTCGTGGCGCACGATGGCCCGGAGCACGCGGTCAGCCGTGAGAGCGACCTGGAGCTTTTCCTCCTCGCGCAGGGAGCCTCCACCGGGCTCGAATGGGTCCCACTTCTCCTGCTTGCCCGCGACCAGGCGCTCGCCCCGGTCCTCGAACACGATGCGGGGCTCGCCGTTGTGCGACTCGACGAGGCCGAGCTTGCCGTCCTCGAGGCGGACCATGCGCTGGCCGAGGGAGAGGCGAGAGCTCACTCAATCTCCACGGTCGGGTAAACCGTTGCCCCCGGGTGCTCCGCGCTCGTCGGCGCCGGCAGCTGGATAGCGACGTTCAGGTTGTGGGCTCGAATCGCCGCCGAGCGCCCCCGCGCCTTCTGGATGCCCACGTACGTCATCTGGGCGAGCTTCACGCCGCCGGGCATCTCGCTCTGCGGGGCCCAGCCGCGCCGCGCGACCTCGAGCCTTTGGCGCGCCCCTTCGAGTCCGTACTCGGCAATCCACGCGGGCGGGGGCTCGGCCGCATCGGGGGAGACCTCGTGGAACGACAGGAACGCGTCCATCACGCCCGCGGCGCGCGCGAGCATCTGGTCCTCGGCCTCGAGCATGCGGGCCAGGCGCAACTCGCGCTTTTTCTCGCTATTGCGCTCCTCACCGATGGCGAGGTGCTCGCCGGGTCCCGATTGACCCATGTGCCATCCCAGCATCAGAGTGCATTATGCACAAAGATGCACGGGCTGACCAGCTGGCCATCACGGGACCGCTCCCAAAACC